GCAGCTACTACAAACTATTCTGATGTTACAGGTAACTCAGATGAAGCTACTGGCACAAATTATTCAGCAGGTGGACAGAACTTAGATAGCGGAGCAATATCACTATCGGGAACTACCGCTATAGTAGACTTTGCAGATGAAGTCTTTTCAAACTTAACTATCACTGCAAGAGGCGCAATTATATATAACTCATCAGCAAGTAATAAAGCTATCGCAGTTTTTGACTTCGGTGGTGATGTTAGCGCAACAAGTGGTGACTTTACTATTGTGTTCCCAACAGCAGACGCTTCTAACGCTGTTATCCGCATAGCTTAAAGGTATATTACAATGGCATTAATTACAAAAGATCGTGTAAAAGAAAGTACAACAACCACAGGTACAGGAGCTTATGCTCTAGGTGGTGCTGATGCTACTTTTGATACATTTACATCGTGTATGTCTAATGGTGACACGACTTATTATGCCATTGCACATACCACACCAAGCACAGACGAGTGGGAGGTAGGCATAGGTACATGGAATACTGGCAACACTCTCACTCGTACTACTGTTTTAGCAGGATCTAATGGAACTAGCGCAGTAAACTTTAGCGCTGGTACTAAAAATATTTTTATGACTGTACCTGCAGACCAAACACGTCTAGGTATTACTTCAACTGTTGCAGAGTTAAACATACTAGACGGTGTAACTTCTACAGCAGCAGAACTAAATATACTAGATGGTGTAACATCAACTGCTGCTGAACTCAATATTCTAGATGGTGTAACATCAAGTACTGCAGAGTTAAATATATTAGATGGTGTTACATCAACTACTGCAGAGTTAAACATTCTTGATGGTGTGACTTCTACAACAACAGAGTTAAACATATTAGACGGTGTTACATCAAGTACTGCAGAGTTAAACATATTAGACGGTGTTACATCAACTGCTGCTGAACTCAATATTCTAGATGGTGTTACATCAACTGCTGCAGAGTTAAACATATTAGATGGTGTCACATCAACTGCTGCTGAACTCAATATTCTTGACGGAGTTACAGCTACCGCAACAGAGTTAAACATCATGGACGGTGTTACAGCCACTACTGCTGAACTAAACTACGTAGATGGTGTAACCTCAAACATACAAACACAGTTAGATTCAAAATTAGGTGGAGGAAGCCTTTCATCAGATTTAACTTTTGCTGCTGGTGCAGATTTGATTACTGCTACAGCAGGTACAGATAATCTCAGGATTGGTGATGGTGCAGGTGCTGCTATTGCTTCTGGTGCTATAGAAAACGTGGTTATTGGTACAGGTGCTGGAGCAGCTATAACTACTGGAGATAGGAATCTCGCTGTTGGATATAAGGCATTAAATAAAGTCACTGAAGGATTAAGAAACACAGCAGTAGGCTATGATGCTTTGCTTACAGATACTTTAGGTAGTAAAAGTACAGCACTAGGCTTTGGAACACTAACAACACAAAACCTTACTTCAGCCACTGATACATATAATACTGCTGTAGGATATAATGCTGGTAATGATATTACAACTGGTACGAAAAACACTATAGTTGGTGGGGATGCTGGCGATCAATTAACTGTCGGAGAAAAAAATGTAGCAATAGGCTATGATACTTTAACTGCAGATACTAAGGGCAGTAAAAGTACAGCAGTTGGTAAAGGAGCATTAACAACACAAAACTTTACTTCAGCTACTGATACACACAATACTGCTGTGGGGCATGATGCTGGTAATGATGTTACAACTGGTACGCATAACACGCTTATAGGTAGTCTTGCAGGAGATGCTCTAACCACAGGCAGTTATAATACTGCGGTAGGTTATCAAGCACTTTCTGCCCAAACAACAGTTTCTGAAAATACTGCATTTGGTACATGGGCGCTCGCAGCAAACACCTCTGGAACTTATAATGTTGCTATTGGCAAAAGTGCTATGGAAGGCAGCACAACTGGTGCTTCTAACGTAGCCATTGGCGTTACTGCTTTAGACGGTAATACAAGTGGTGGTGCTAATATTGCTATTGGTTACAACGCTCTTGGTGATAATACCACAAGTAGTGAAAACGTATTTGTAGGTCATAATGCAGGGGATAATATGACTACAGGCGGCTATAGTGTTGGTATAGGCGCATATGCAATGGAAAATATTACTACAGGTCATAATAATGTTGGTATCGGTTGGAGGACGCTTGATAGTATAACTACAGGAGCAGCAAATGTTGGTCTTGGGTCTTACACTGGACAATCAATGACCACTGGCAGTCAGGGTACATTTGTAGGTCACTATGCTGGTTTTGGTTCAACAGGAAGTCACAACACTTGTATTGGTCACGCTGCTGGTTATGCAAGTAATGCTGCCAATCAATTAGATACTGGTAGTTACAACATTCTTATTGGTTCATACTCTGATGTTCCAGCAGAAGACACCGTTAATTCGGTGGTAATTGGAGCGTTAGTAGGTAGAGGTTCAAACACAGCCTATATTGGTGGAAGTTCTCATGCATATAATCACCCAAACGTTTCTTATTGGTCTGTTTACTCAGACCAAAGATTAAAGAAAAACATTAAAGATAGCACTGTTGGTCTTGATGCTATTAAAGCGGTAAAAATTAGAAGCTATGAGTACAAAACTAAAGATGATTTATCTGAAATAGAAGCTGATGGCCTAAAAGAAATCGATATTATTGAGCAAACAGGAACACATGTAGGGGTTATAGCCCAAGAACTACAGGCTGTAATGCCTGATTGCGTAAAAGCAAATGAAACTACAGGCGTCCTTACAGTAAACCCAGAAAATCTACAATGGGCATTGCTTAAAGCAGTTCAAGAACTCTCAGCAAAGAATGATGCGTTAGAAGCTAGAATAAAAACACTAGAAGGATAAGTAAATGTCTGATAAACCAACCCCTGCAAGAATAGCACATCACTACAAAGCAATGCAAGATTCTGTTACTGCATTAAACGCAGGAAAACCTTCCACTATGTTAGATGCTCAGTGGGTTACATATAAAGCAAATAATGTAGCACACTTGGAGCATATGAAAGCTATAACTTACACAAATGGCTCAGGTAAGAAACAATCATACTGGACTACCGAAGACATGACTGCTGTTGACAAGGCTATTGCAGATCATAAATAAACTTTAATAAAGGCACTTGTAAATGCTAAGTTTTGCAGCACATTCAGAGATACCTATAGGTGAATTTGAATCTTCTCCACACAGAAATGTTGCACTTACAGGTGTAGTAGGTACTTCTGTTACTCCGGGCGTGAGTGTTAGTGGAGATAGAGCATTTGCTCTTACAGGCACTTCTGCTACTAGTGCTGTACAAGACTCAATAACAACAGCTACCGTAATTGCTAAAGGTAATGTGACTCCAACTGGAGTTGTTGGTACTTCTGCTGCTGGTGCTACTACTGGTTTAGGTTATATTGCCACAACTCCAACAGGCGTAGCTGGTACTTCTGCTTTAAGTGCTGTTTCTGCCACTGGTAAACACAAGCTATCATCACTAGTAGCGACAGGCGGTCTAGGTATTGGAGTTGCTGCAGAAGCTAATTTTACTATTGCTTCAGTTTCAGCCACAGCAACCTTTGGTGACTTTGCAGATGAAGATGCTCAAGGTAGTACTCCAATAACAGGTGTGTCTGCCTCTGGTGCAGTAAATTGGAACAGTGATGATCCAGATATACCTAATGGTATATATAGAGCGCCAGAAGTTGTATTTCTAAATACAGACTTTAGAAGAACAGCAACGGTAAATATTGTACCTTATAAAGATTACAAGGTATACATAACACGTAGATAAGGATTTCTTATGGCATATAAATGGCCTGATAAAGACCCAGATGAAATTGCAGACTTCAGTGTTGACTGGTCACGTTTCTTAGACACAGATACAATAGCAAGTGTTGTTTGGTTAGCAAATGACACTGTATTAGCAATTAATGTTTCTTTGGGCGGTGCGAATAATGAGATAATTCTAATACAACCAACCAATACAAACACAGTTGCAACTGCTCGTTTTGTAGGTGGGATAAATGGTACAAGATATAAGATTACTTGTAGGATTACCACAGCAGATTCAAAAGTCTTTGAAAGAAATATCTTTTTAAGGGTCAGGAGTATTTAAGAATGGCTTACGATTTTATTGGCCTAGTTAATGATGTTTGTGGTAGACTAAATGAAGTCAAACTAACAACTACTAACTTTGCAACAACTACAGGTTATTACACTTTTGTCAAAGAAGCTGTCAATTCTTCTATAAGACATATTCAACAAGAAGAGTTCGAGTGGTCTTGGAATCATGTAGAGAATGAATTAACTTTAGTAGCAGGTGTATCAAGAGAACCTTTTCCTGCAGATGCTAAAGTTATAAACATGCAGTCTTTTAGAATAAAAAGAGATGCTACCATTGGTAACGGAACAGAATACCTAAAAGAAATAACATATGAAGAGTATTTAGAGAAGTATGTAGATCAAGAGTATGACTCAGGTACATCAAACAGAGGTATGCCTCGAATGATTGTACGTGCGCCTAGTAGAGAGTTTATACTAGTGCCTGAGCCTGATGAAGCCTACACATTAGTTTATGAATATTACACACTTGGTTATGATTTAGAAGGACATGATGATGTACCCTCCATACCAGAACCATACAGACATGTTATTATAAATGGTGCTATGTATTACGCATATCAATTTAGAAATGACGCACAAATGGCTAACATGTCTCAAGTATTGTTTGAAGATGGTATAAAACATTTAAGAAGCTTACATATAAATCGTTACAAAGAAATAAGAGACAGAAGAGTTAGTTTCTAATGGCTACAGGCTGGAATACATTCCCAATAGAGTTTAGAGGTGGTCTAATCTCTAACATGAGCTTACTACAGCAAGGTATTAATGCTGTTGGTTCTGCCTCTACTTTACAAAACTTTGAAGTAGACAAAGAAGGTGGCTACAAAAAGATAAAAGGCTTTTCTAAGTTTACAGATTTTACAATTCCAGGAACAGGAGATACTTTAGGTCTTAAAGTAGTATCCAACGCTAGGTTAATTGTTGCACGTAAAGTAAACTCTGCTACCGTAACAGAAAGACAGACTGCTACATCTACAGTAAACGGTGCTACTTCATCAACCACTGCAGTAGCCCTTGATACAAACACTGCTACAGCTATAGTAAATGGTGCTGTTTCTTCTGGTACTGCATTAACCTTAGACAGAGCAAGAACTTTTACAGCAGTAACAGGTAGCTCCTCTCTAGCTGGTGCAAGTGCTACATTTAACGTAACAAATACAAATGGCACGTACACAGCCGCAATAAATGCAGCAGGTACAGGCTTTAAAGTTAATGAAACGGTAACAGTAGTAGGTGCAAACTTAGGTGGTGCTACTTCAGCAAACAACGCAACTGTTACAGTTACTTCTATTGGTTCTAGTGCTGCTACATATACTAATCCAACGCAATCTAGCTATAGTGGTTCTGGTAGTAGTGCTACATTTAATATTACTAAAACAGGTACTACATACACAGTAGCTATTAGTGCTGCAGGTTCAGGTTACGCAGCTAATGAAACAATTAAAGTAGTAGGTACACAGTTAAATGGTGCTACTACTGCTAATGATGCAACTATTACAATAACTACAGTAAATGGATCAGGTGGCATAACAGCAGCTACCATAGCAGGTACAGGTTTAGCAGAAGGACCAATAACAGGAGTTTCTATTGCTGGCACTGGTGTAAGTTTTACTGGAACTATCACTAAAGGAATGCTTGTAACTGGTACTGGTATCTCTGGGGATTTGGTAGTAAAGACAGTAACAAATCAGAATACTCTTGTATTAGATAGAGCAGCAACTATTGCTGATAACGTTGTACTTACTTTCAATACCAATATAAAAGCAGGTATGTTTGTGACAGGTACAGGTATATCTGGTACGGTTACTGTAGCATCAGTTACAAATCAAAACAGTATAACACTTTCATCTGCTCAGTCTCTATCTGACAATACCGTTCTTACTTTTGGTGACCTTGTTACTGCAGATGTAGATAAAACTGCTTACTACTATAGCACTGGTACTGATTGGATATTTACTGCTGTTAGTACAAACACAAACGGTGGTAAAGTAAATCAAGCTGATTTTAATTTTGATGGTACTGATAAGATTGTTTTTGTTGATGGTACAAGCTACCCTAGTATATACAATGTTTCTAATAATACACAAACAAATCTGACAGCCGCTAGTGCAAACATTAATACAGATGTGTTAGGCGCAGAACGTGTAGTAATATTTAAGAACACAGCATTTTATACTAAAGAAAATAAACTCTACTTCACAGCACCATCAACTGTAGATAACTTCTCAGTAGCAGATGGCGCAGGTAGTATAAACCTAGCACATAATATTACAGGTATAGTTGTCTTCCGTGAACAACTAATTATTTTTACAACAGACACAGTAAGCAGATTAACAGGTAGCTCTACTGCAGACTTTAGACTACAACCTATAACAGAAAATATAGGGTGTATAAATGGGGATACAGTTCAAGAGGTTGGTGGAGACATAATGTATCTTGCTCCTGATGGACTAAGATTATTATCTGCTACGGATCGTATAGGTGACTTTGCTTTGGACGTTGCCTCTGATAAAATAAAAGAAGATGCTTCTAAATTTTTAAGTGGTACTACTGCATACTGCTCTACTGTGGTTAGGGAAAAGTCTCAATATAGAGTTTTCTCTTATGTATCAAGTAGGGCTTCCTCTGCTTCTGATGGTTTGATAGCTACTAAACTATCAGCACAAGGTTCAGATGGTATTGAGTGGTCTACTACAAAAGGAATAAAAGCTAGTGTTATAGATAGTGCATACAACATAACTAATGCTACAGAAACAGTAGCTTTTTCAAATAATGATAACTATGCATATTTACTAGATTCAGGTAATACTTTTGATGGCACAAACATAGAAGCTATTATGCAAACTGCATTCATGCCTATAAATGATCCACAGATTAGAAAAACTTTTTATAAAGCTGTTTTATTTATAGACCCAGAAGGTACTATTGACTTAGACTTTTCAGTCAGATATGACTTTGAATCTTTACTAAGAAACGATATTAGGCAACCAGATATAATAGAAATAAAAACAGCGACATCACCTTCTGTTGCAATCTTTGGTGGTGGTGCTTTATTTAACGCATCAGGTGGCGTTGTCTTTAGCTCTAACTTAGAAAAAGTATACCCTGTAAATGTAATAGGATCAGGAGATACAATAGCTTTACGGATTTCAGATGTAACATCAAATCCATCTTTTACATTAGACACATGTGTGTTAGAATATAAACAAAACGACAGGCAATAAGGAACAGTAATATGCCCAACGGATACACTAGACAGGATACTACAGGAGCGTTAGCCAACGGCAATCCTATTGATGCCGATTTGTTTAACAACGAATACAATGCAATAGAAAGTGCAATGAACGCTTCTACAGGTCACAACCATGATGGTACAACTGGTGGTGGTGCTACTATTAATAAGATTGGACCATCAAACGAGTTGGAAGCTGAGTCTGGTGCAGTCTTTCCAAAAGTTAATAACCTAATAGATCATGGTAAAACAGGCTTACGTTGGAAAGATGCCTACTACGCTGGTACAGTATATGCAGAGGATATTTCTGTGACAGATGACTTAACTGTAGGGGATGACTTAACTGTAGGAGGTAATGTAGACCTTGGTGCTGGTTCAGGTTGGGTAATATATCAATCAGGTACAGACTTAAAGTTTAAGTACAACGGCACTGATAGATTTAAATTAAGTTCTGCAGGTGCTTTAACTGTAGAAGATAACGTAACAGCTTATGGAAGTGCATAATGGCTTTACCTGCATCAGGAAACTCTCTCTCTCTTAACCAGCTTCATGTAGAAGCAGGGGGAACTAGTGGTACTGAGTGTTCCTTAAATGACTCTGATATCCGTGACATCATAGGTGTATCTGCTGCTGGCTCACAGAATATAAATCAGTATTTTGGACAATCTTCAGAATCAATTTCTTTTGATGAAGTAATAACTGCAGACAATATTAGTAGTAATTCCGCTCAAACACTTTCATTTAGTGGCGGTGTTAGTGACCATGACGTTATTATAATACTTAACTATAATGCATCAGGCAAGTCTGCATCCCAACATCAAAGTGATACTTCCCAAAGTGCTTATCCTATGATTACTAGTCCTGCTCAAGGCACAGGTGTAGACAATACAAGACATAACCTACGAATGGTTGACCCTTATTCAATGTGGTTTCCTCATAAAGAATTTTGGCTATTAAGTGTACAAACAATAGTTTGTGGACCTAATACTGCAAATAGTTTTACTTGGAATCCAAACGACACGGAAACTCCAACAAAAAATGCACAACTTGTTATGATGAAATATTCAACAGAAGCTGTCCAACAGGTAGCTCTTGTAAGCTATGCCCAAGGTGGAAGAAACGCTTTAGGTGAATATAGTAGTAGTATTGGTAGAACAAATGGTCAGGTTATTTCTGGCAGTCAAACTATGCAGGTTGCTAATGCTAATCTACACACCAATGCTAATGTTGAAGGTGTAATTGCAGTAGTTGCAAAAGGTGGTGACAGAGTTTCTGCCACTTATGGTGGGCAATCGGCTTTTGATATGACCTTTGATACAGCAGGAGATGTAAGCAATATTATAGGAAGTGCTACAGGTAGACCCACAACTAACTACGCAGGTACTGCAACAGGACACACTTATGGTCTTCAATACTATGCTAAGAAAGAAGATAAGCCAGCTTCAGGTAACTACACTGATAGAACTCACGATGCAAGGGGTGCAGGTACGTCCTATGGCGGTGGGTTTGTTTATGCTAATGTGTTTCTTCAACTTAGAACAGACGCCCCATGACACCTGAAGAACTAGAAGATATGCTAGATCGTGCAGCCAAACGTGGAGCTACAGCAGCTTTACGTGAAGTAGGACTACATGATGATGATGCTAGAAAAGACATATCAGAAATGCGTAACTTACTAGAAGCATGGCGTGATACACGTAAAGGTGTTTGGTCAACCATAGTTAAAATGTCAACCGTAGCAATCATAACATTCATTGCCGCATCATTGTGGATGCAAATAGGGAAATAAAATATGGCTCAGAAATTTGTAGGGTTTAAGCCTGAAACAATACAGAATAAAATACTACCAGCGTTGGGCTATAATGGACCTACGGATCAAAAGTCTATTAACTTGTTCCTAGCAGCTAACCCTGCAGCAGCAGCCAAGATGGGTAAGTACACTATGGCAGCTAGACAGATGGTTGAGGGTAAGCCTGTTGGTGCTTTTTTGGGTAAGCTTTTTAGTGACATAAAAATGGCAGCTAATCCATCTACGCAAACTCAAGACTATAGAGATAGGACAGAGGCAACAAAGAAGCGAATGGCTCAAGGAATTGCTCTCCCTAGTGATTCATTAGGTAAAGATATATTTGGTAGGCCAGCAAGTTCTCCTACACGTTCCCCTGCCCCTGCCCCTGCCCCAGCACTTCCAGTTTATAACACTCCATCAGTAGCACCTACATCTGCTCCACAATCAGGAGTAGTAAGTATGCCGGGTAACACAAATGTTGGTGTTACAACAGGTGGTACAACTACAACAGGTGGCACGACTGGAGATACAACTGTAAATAGAGCTAATACAATGCCAAGCGGTTCTTTACTAACACAACAAATAGGTAATGATCCTAATGCTATGGTATCTAGAGCAAACGTTGTAGCTGCAGATGGAGGTCCAGCAGCACTTATACCACAGGGTACAGGTCAAGCAGGACAAGCTACACAAGGACAGGTAACAACAGCAGGACAAGCATCTACAGTAGGAGCGCCTAGTGCTTTAACACCAGCGCAAATGCAAGCAGCACAATCAAGAGGTGACTTAGAGCAAGCTTTACAAAACTACTTAGCTGCACAAGGACAGGTCAATCCAAATTCTATTGTTGACCCTGAACAGATGGACCCTATGACAGCAGCAGCACTACAACTACAAGCTGCACAGCAAGGTCAGGCACAAACAGTACAAGCACCTAGCGCATTACAGGTAGCACCAGATCAACTAGTAGATGGCTCTGCTGTAGACATGTCACAGGTAGAAACCGAATTAGCTAAAAGTGACGCTGCATCTGTACGAGATGAACTAGGTGGCTTAATGAAAGACTTTGAGGGAGAGAGGACACCTTCTTGGGCTGCAGGAGCTATGAGAACAGCAAATGCTGCTATGGCTCAACGTGGTTTATCTTCATCATCTATAGCAGGTATGGCTATCACACAAGCTGCTATGGAAGCGGCACTACCTATAGCTCAGATTGATACAGCAAACAAACAACAGATGGCTATGCTAAAGGCTGAACAACGTGCCTCTTTTATGGGCATGGAGTTTGACCAAGAGTTTCAAGCAAAGGTTAGAAATGCAGCACGTATTGCTGAGATAGCAAATGTTAACTTTACTGCAGAGCAAGCCATAGCTCTTGAGAATGCTAAGATGGCTCAGACTATAGACCTAGCTAACCTGTCAAACAGACAAGCTAAGGTTATAGCAGATGCATCTATCCTATCACAATTAGATTTATCTAACTTAAACAACAGACAACAATCTGCTGTACAGAATGCTCAATCTTTTCTAGCTATGGATATGTCTAACTTAGATAATGCACAGCAAATGACATTGCTTAAAGCACAAGAACTCTCTCAGTCTATACTAAGTGACACGGCTGCTGTAAATGCTTCAAGACAGTTTAATGCTGCATCTGAGAATCAAACAAATCAATTCTTTGAATCTCTTAGCGCACAGGTAGGACAGTTTAATGCAGAGCAGATCAACGCTATAAACCGTTTTAATGCAGGTGAGACAAATGCACTAGAGCAATTTAATGTATCTCAAGATAATGCACGTGATCAGTTTAATGCACAGAACCACCTTATAATTGCACAAGCTAATGCGGCATGGGCGCAAGCTATTACTACAGCAGCCAACGCTGCAGCCAACCAAGCCAACCGTGATGCGGCTCTTGTTGCTAACAACCTCACAACTACAGCGTATAACAATGCAATACAACGTGAGCGTGACTTGTTAGCTTGGGCGTGGCAAGCAGGTGAAAACCAAAACGATAGAGACAGACACATAGCTGTGGCACAAATAGAGGCTAGTGGAGAAAGTGCTAATCTAGTTGAGAATGCTGCTGGTAGTTTTATTAGTGAAATTGTTTCAGGTGTAGCAAAAAATATACTTAAAGGTTGGTAATTAAAAGGAAATAACATGCCAATGTACGATCCAAAGTTTTCAGTAAAACAAATGTACGACAACTATGGCAGTTCTCGTAGTACTCCAAAAACTAATGCTAATAAACAGGCTGCTGACAGTATGCGCTCTGCAGGAATAGGTGGGCTTGGTGGTAGAGCTACTACTTCTTCAGCACAAAGGATTCAAGATTCTTTTAGAGACATGCGTGAAAGTAGTAGGACTAGTGGTAGCACATATGATGTAGTACCCCAAGTGTTTCGTCAACCAACGCCACCACCACCTGAAGAAAAATCAAAACTTGAAGGTATAAAAGAAAAGGCTGTTAGTTTGTTTAACCTCTTTGGTGGGGATGAACCAAAAGAGAAAGAAACTAATTATGGAAATGTGTACAAAGGACCAATGTTTCGTGGGCCTATAACTCCGGGAGCTATTGAGACTAGGATAAGGGATGCAGTAGACTATAGTAAAGCACCTCCTATTTATTATGGTGGCATACCTAATGAAGGTAACATGCGCTATGATGTAGTGCCACCTGCTAGTGCTAATCCAAACTTGCAAATAAATGCTCAAAAAACTGCCATAAATAATATTATTAAAAGACTTGCTCCAAACAGCAAAGAGTACAAGATAAAAAGAGGTGACACACTATCTGAGATTGCTCAAAGAGAGGGTTTGAAGGTAAGCGATTTAGTAAAGATAAACAAAATAAAAGATAAACATCATATAGTTGAAGGTGAAACTTTAATTATACCTGCATCTCAAGAAGTGATAAAAGTTATGGATTTAGTTGATAGTGTAGACCCAGACGCACAGTTCTATCAGTCTGGTGTACCTATGGAGCAGAGAATATTTGAACCAGAGCTAGGCTATGATGAGATAACTTTACCCTCTGGGGCAACAATAGATAAAAAGATTGCTGGGCTAGGTGCTATACCAGAGGTTACTGTCACTGAGCTTGATGATGATTACGTAGCTGCAGAGGATACTACTAGGACATCTGACACACCATCTGCACCAACGCCTGATTATGCAACCATGAGCTTTGGAGAAGCAGGTAGACCTGATACTGGTGATGGTATAATGACAAAGCCAAAGCTTCGTCCTGGAACTAAAAAATCAGAGAAAGAACTAGTACAAAAAACTCTTAACGATTTAGGTTATGATGCTGGTGCTGTTGATGGCGATATAGGTAAGGGTTCACAGAGAGCTATAAGAAAGTTTCAAACACAACATGGCCTAGCACCTACAGGTGATCTTGATCAAACAACATATAATATGATAATATCAGGTGAATCTGATGCATATCCTGATCCAAGGCAAGAGATACCTTCAGATCAAATAGAAAGTATTACGTCTGATATAGGCGATTTTGAAATAATGAAGAAAGCGTTAGCTAAAATAGAAAGTGGTCCACACGGCTACAGTGTATATAAGTTTGATATAAAATACACAGATAAAGACAGACCTTTACCTAAAGGTAAAAAAGTAGGAGATATAAAATACAAAGCTGGCGATCTTTTATATGGAGGTTCAGGAGGTCACTACCTTGGTAAGTATCAGATGGGCAGAGATGCTTTGTCTGATGTAGGTGTGGGTTATAGTAAAGCAGAAAGAGAAGCGTTTCTAAAAAACCCATCAGCACAAGATGAAGCTTTTAAAAAGTTTACAGAAAATAATCACATAAAGCTAACTAGAGAATCAGAACGTTATAGAAATATGACAAAAGAAGAAAAATTAGGTGTATTAGGATATGCTCATAACCAAGGCGCTACTGCTGCAATAGAGTGGTTATTTACAGGTGTGTCTGGTGCAGATGCAAATGGAACTAAAGGAACTAAGTATACTACTAAAATAGCAGAAGCTTTTGCTGACCCTAATGCTGCATCAGTTAGAGAATTTTACGAGGTCACACCATAATGTTTGGACTACCACTAGAATTAATAACAATGCTTGGCTCCACCGTACTAGGTGGGGTGATGTCCATATGGGGGCAAAGCATGAAGATGAAACAAGAGCAGAACAAGATGCTCATGGAACGTGCCAACGCTAATGCAAGCTTTGTAGCTGACGCACGTAACGCTGGAAAGAACGATAAACACTTCGCATGGACAAGAAGACTTATTGCATTATCTGCAGTCTTTGCTATAATAGTGTTGCCAAAGTTGGTTGCTGTGTTCTACCCAGAAGTAGGTGTGTACGTAGGCTATACTGAGATACAGGTAGGCTTCCTAGACTTTATCTTTGGATCAGGTCCAGAGGTAGTCAAGTGGCAGTATGCAGAAGGATTTGTAATAACACCATTAGATACACACATTGTATCAGCTATAGTAGGCTTATACTTTGGTGCAGGATTTACTAAGTAGGAAAACAAAATGAAGATAGAAATATTCAGCAGACCCATTGCTGGTCAGTCTTTGACAACTGAACCAAAGAACAATCCTTGGGAAAACCCTGCAGAGATGTCTGACGTAGAAGATATTACTATGTTCTACATTGAAAGAATGGCTAACGATGAGGTGATAAATGACCTTGCTGCAGTATGTGATGCAGGTATATCTCTAAAGCCAATAGTTGACACTTTAATATCTTCTGCTGTTATGAGAGGTATACACTCAATAGATGCAGGTATGGTGGTTGCTCCCATCATACACGAGTTCCTAAAGCAAGCTATTACAACCACTGGTGTAACTGTTAAAGATGATGGCAGAGACTATCAGAAAGAAGCGGATCAAAAAGAGATACAAAGATTCCAGATTGCAGCAGGTAAGTATTTAAGTGAGAACCCTGATGATGGAACTGATCCAGGAAAAGCATTACTGAGTGAGTTGGTTGAAGATCAGCCAGAGGAAGAAGACACACCAGAAGATAAGCCTCAAGGCTTGATGGCGAAAGGTTAATAAGATGGGATTTAATTGGAAAGCATTTACTGCAGCCTTTTTGGACAGGCAGACAGAGGGCATAAGAGAAAGAAGAAAAGAAGCTAAAGACTATGAAGAAGAACAGAAAGAAGCAGCTAATCGTAATGCTAAACTAGTCTCACAAAGAAATCTAGTAGCTCAAGATGCGGCACAGATAGGTGCAGCAGCACAACAGTTAGGAGCTACTAGAGAACAAGTTATTGCCGCTATGTCATCTGGTTCTCTGGGCATAAAACAATTTTACGAGAAGCTACTGAAAGCAGCTAATCAAAAAGGTGTCACAACATTAGGTGAGTCTGATGTAGAAGCAATTATTGATATGCCTGAAGTGTTTGAAGTTAATCCTAAATACATAGACGGTACTCTTTTAGACTTTGCTAAACAAACTTATGGCGCTCAGACTAGATCCGACATGAAGAAAGAACCAATACAAACAAGCGACAGTGTTATGGCTCAGTTGTTTGGCTTTGATGCTATGAACCAAGCAAAGAAAAGCTTACAGGCAGAGTATATGGGTGGCATGTCTGTAGCTGACATAAATGAGCTTGCAGCCCAACAAGATTATAACTCTTTGTTTAATGACTTAGGTGTCAACTTTTTTGATAAAGAATTTTATGGACCACCAGCAGCTTCTAAACTATTGAAAGATGTAACAGATGAAGCAGCAAGGGCAGAAGTAAGCTCTATAACAAAAGCACGTGTAAAAGCAGCAGTAGATGCTCTTAACGCAGCACAACATCCATTGGACGGTTCTGAGCCAAGTAGAACGAATGAAACCAAAGCTTCAGTTACAGCAGATGCTATTCAATATTCTATACAATTAGAGCTAACCCCACTAATACAGAGTGCTATAGATATGTATGGAACAACTGGTATCTTTGATCACCAGCCTACTTTAGATTTAATTAAGAAAACTTTAGGGGAAGACTATTTACAACAACAGCTAGAGTTAATACAAGGCACAGAAAACACACTAGATAGTACAGATACATTAAGTGATAGAGAGGAAAATCTTGGTAGCGCAGAAGCAATTAGAACTGGAATGGGTGAAGCAGAAGCAAGAACACAAACAGGTGTCATCGAACAGGAAGATACCCAAACGCAAACGCCCGATACAGAAACTCAAGAAACAACGCTACCTCCAGAAGAAGATGATGATGAGTTTGTACCCATCCCAAGGCCAGAAGGTAGGTCAGTCTTAGGACTAAGCACTGATGCACTTAATGCTCGTACAAAAGGGTGGGATAGAAAGTATGGAGGTAAGCTAGATCCTGTCACAGGTGAAAAGATTATGGTAGACCCAAGACCTGATGCAGGTGGCCCTAAAAATAAAGAGGTAGACGCAAGGACATCTACTGGTGTTAGGACTGGAAAGAAAAAGAAAGTAACAGCAAGAGAAGCGTGGGATATACTCTACGGAGAAACTCACAACTTTGATGGATCACCTAAGTTATAGAGGAATAATATGGCAACTCTTTTTGAAAACCAACGTAAATTTGGAGATCTCTTAGGTCGGCAAAGTGCTAGTACTAGCCCTACACCTGACAGGGAAGAAGACTTTTACATAGATAAAAACCTAACCCTAAAGAAAGATGACCTAACTAAGTACCAGTATGTAACACCCATACGTAGCTACATGGTAGAACGTAAAGGTGCTGACTACAGAAACAAAACTGATGAAGAAGTGGTTGATGATTTTGTACAGCACATGCGTTACTTCAATGCAAACACTGTGTCAACTACAGGTGAACTTAGGTTTATAAATAAAGCAGATGAAAAAACTAAAGCAAGGGCTGGTAAAGCCTATGAGATATATGAACAGCTAGGTAACGTGTTTCAGAATGATGGGGCTATGGGTGCTGTTGATGGTGTAAAAGACTACATCTTTGCTGCAGCAGCAGATCCAACAAACTATTTAGGTTTAATTACTGGTGGTGTAGGAAGACTTGCTGCAGGTAGTTTTACAGTTACAGGTAAAAAAGTTGTTAAAGAGAGCGTAAGAAAAGCAGGAATGAAAGCCGCTTTAGATGGTGCAACTCGAAAACAAGTTAAAAAAGCTGCCAAGAAAGCAGGGATGGAAGCTACTAAGAGAGCAATCAACTCTGGTGTATCTAAGTATCAGTCTAAAAAAGTAGCAGAAAAAGTAACTAAGCAGGTAACAAAAGAAGGACGCAAGAGTATAGCTTTTGATGCTATGAAAGCTAAACAAGAGGAGCTTTTTAAACAAGCAGGTAAAACTGCTTTGAAAGCTACGGTTGTGGGTGATGCAGGTTTTGCTGTAATGCAAGATGTATTAGCTCAAAATACTTTGATGGAAGCTGGCGCACAAGAACAGTTTAGTAAAACACAAACAGCTTTCTCTTCTTTGCTGGGTGGTGTAGCAGGTGCAGCACAGCTAGGCTTTGGTAAGTTTCGTGGGGCGTCTGGCTTTGAAGACACAGGTAATACTTTAGAAAAAATAGCTAACTCTGCTATAGAAAGTAACTCAGCTATGTTTTCAAAGAAAGATTCCAAAGCTGTAGCAAAACAAATAAAACAAGACGTTAAAAAATGGAATGAGAAAGTAGCCAGAGGTTATGAGATAAACACTGCTGTTATGCCATCTGAATTAGTTAAGACTATAACATTAGGTGAAGACGGTAAAGGAGGTTTGGCAAAGATACTACACGACAAAGGCAGGAAGATACCAAAAAATAAAAAGGTAGCTGATGTCATAACTAATGTAGTTAGATTCTTACCTGAAGAAGACCTTATTGAAATTAACAAAGCTATGGGTAAGTACACAGACCTAAAGCTAGGAGAGATAAGTGAAGACGGAGGCACAGAGCTAAGAGATTTACTGGCTAAAGATATATCTGAAGCAGGTAAAACACTAGCTGTAATGTCACAGGCACGTAGAATTATAGATACAGGAATAGTGGCTGCTGGAGGCAAAGCTAAACGTACTCTGGAAGATGACATAGAAGATGCTGTTAATGAGGTTAAAAAACTAAAAGCAGCACAGCCTCTAAAGTATGGACAGTCTGTGTGGAAACGTTTACTTGTATCATCTCCTGCTACTACCATGATTAACGTGGCTGGCTTTGCTCAGTACTACGTAGGTCAGACTATGGCTGACTTGTTTAACTCTACTATGTTAGGCATGAAAGCTATGGGTCAGATGACATACAACACGGCTGCTGCTAGAGAGACAGCACGTCAAGCACGTGTATTAACTCAGATACAGTCACAAAAGTTCCGTAACTTACTTGACCCTTACACTACACATGATACATACATGGATTTTTTAAATGATGCTAATAATGAGGCAACAAGGAAAAAATTATTTGAGACTATGGCAGGTGGCGTAGAGGCTACAGCAGAAAGGTTCAACATAAATCCTAATAGTAAATTGTATCAGAACGTAGAAGCGGCAGCACAGGCGGCAAGCAACGTGTCAGGAGTACGTATACAAGATAGCTTTACTAAGTCTCAAATGTTTATGACAGAGATGGATAAGTATCTAAGACTGAATAAAAAGATGACTCTAAAAGAGGCTATAATAAAAGGAGAAGAACCTGATGTAGAAGCTGTGCAAGGTGCGCTGGACAGTACACTCAAGTCTGTGTTTGCAAAAGATTACACAACAGATGAGACACCAGAGCTACTACGTACTACAGCTAAGTTTGCTGAAACTTTTTCTAACACCCCAGGTTTTGGTACACTGTTACCTTTTGGTAGATTTTTTAACAATGTTTTAGCTACAACCTATCAGTGGTCACCACTAGCTGCACCTCAGCAGTTCTATAAGTTTGCTAGAAACCTTTACACCAAAGAACCTGACGTAACAGACAGAGATGCTTTTGCTCGTATGGTTGTGGGTAGCACTGCTCTACGATTGTCTATGGATTTTGATAATGAGAGAAGAGAAAAAGGTTTAGGTGTATATGAAGTAGACGTTGGCGGTGGTACTATTATAGATGCTAAGAACACGTTTCCTTTTTCTATATGGTTAGCTGCAGGTAGAGTTTTGAACACCATGAGAAATGGTGAGCAGGTATCAGCAGACTTACAAAAAGAAATAGGTACACAGTTAGTTGTAGGTCAGCTTGCACGTGACGCACAGTTTGGCAACGACATAAACAATCTGTTAGATGTATTAACTAATGTAGATGTAGACAAGAGAGCAGCCTCTATAGATGGTTTCTACAAAGTAGGTGGTAACTTTATCTCAGGCTTTACTCGTCCTTTAGATGTACTCAATAAAGCTGTAGGTTTTGCTACAGGCACAGACACAGCTAAAGATGTACGACAGGCAGAAGGTGGTGCTGTGTTTACACAGTCAGCTACTAAGTATGTTGATAACATATTTGAAACTTTTATTGATGCAGTAGAAGGTGTAACAGGTAAAGACTTTGAAGCTGTTAATAAAACTTTAACAGGAGAAGAATTAAATGTAAGCACAAGAGCAGGAGATGTCTATGACGCTAATCCTTTTGCACGTATGTTTGGTCTAACAATAAAACCTAGTAGGACTTCTACAGAAATAGCATACTCAATGGCAGACATGGCTACGTGGAGTGCTAGTGAAAGAACAAACATGCCAGCTTACGATAAAATATTTAACGGTATGCTTGCGCCAATGTTGGAAAGATATACACAACAACTAGTGGACGATCCTAAATTTCAAAAAGCTAACCTAGCTAATAAGCGTGACCAGCTTACAAAAACATTGAACCAAGTTAAAGAATTGGTTCGTGATAGGATGGATAAGTATGGAGATAGAGACACTCGTATATTAAATAAAGCCAGAAAAGCTTCTACAGGATTTAAAAAAGAAGTAAAGAGGGAAGCTTTAAAATTGATGGAAGAAAACTATGGAGTTACAGGAAAACTAGAAGACCTAAGTTGGCAAGAGCTTGAACTTTTTATAAGGTTAGGAAATTATATAACAGACGTAAATGAAGAGGTAGCTAAACTATAAAGGAGGTGACCTATGAGAAGGTATCTAAAGAGGCTATGGTGTGCCTTGAGAAATAAAAAGTGCAGTCCAACTTGTGACTGTGTATAAAAGAAGGGGCGCTTAATGCGCCCTTTTTATTTTGTATAGCTATGTCCTGCCCACATCTTACACTCAAGGAGTTTATCCCTAGCTTTCTTGCGTTGGTCATTATCCTCAAGGTTATCTAGTAGGAACTTATCCACTACTCTTATGGCAGTGTTCAAGTCATTCTTGAACTGTTCACGCTTGGCCTCCATGTAATTTGTAGCTTCACGTTCTAGTTTCATTAAGCTGCCTTTTCTAAATTTACTGATAGTTTATTTAATATATCTTTAGCCTGTTCTATACTTATCTTAAACCATTCACCTCTTTGTTCTTCAGCTATCTTAGATGCTGCTATGTGGGCTTTAGCTTCTGCTTTACGTCTGTTGTTTGTTACAACCGTATGCTCTAGTTTGTAGTCTCTGAAAGGACTGCTAGTCTGATAGCCATTACATCTATCATCAGCATCTACAGCCATACCTATCTTGACCCACTCAGACCAAGCAGGATTAGTTATAGCATACACGTATCCCTCTTTGATAGAGTCTAACTTGTACGTACCATCAAAGGCTGCATCACTAAAAGTTTTGTAGCGTCCTGCTTTATATAGTGGGTGTGTTTTTGAGATGTACTTACCATTTACATACATTTGAGTTTTATTAGTTCTAACTGCATGCCTACGTGCCTCTTTTCTATGACATGTAATGCAATAGGGAAGACCTCCTGCTTTACCTCTTCTTACATAGAAATCCCTAGCTGAATTTACACCTTTTATTAATTCAATATTACAACGTCTGCATTTACTCATTCTATACCTCCTGTGGTATTTGTGTACACCATACCCAATAATCTGCTTCAGACATAGAGGGCGGTCTAGTAGCATCTAAATATTTACTACGTATATCTACAGCCACATTACATTTATCTCTACTTTCGTATAAGATATTGTCGGACATAACCATTGGCTCTCCATCAAACATAAAGAGTGCTACTAAGATCCAAGCCATATTCTATTCCTTTACTTCGTAATATTGTTCAACTTTATCGTTGACCCAAGGTTCAAGATACTTCTCTGCTACACTGAATGTGCCAAAGAAAACTATTATTGCTGTTGCTAATACGTCCATATCTAACTCCTATGTTATATCGACTATTTCACACACGTCACCAGAGCAAGCAAATGTTTGGCTCGACTTCGTGTTGTCTTCTTGTTCATACTCTGAAAGCTTGTTCCAGTCAATCTTTTCTGGCATACACGATAATAAAAATTCGTAATCATGCTTACCACAATCTTGATAAGGTGCTTGCTGATAGGTATGGTCTGAGTGTGGTAGGAAAGATACACCCGACATTTCATCGAAGTGTTTATAAACGAATGCTCCCACATCTAACCATTCGTCATCTCGTACTGATATCGTAACTGAGGGCTTATGCTCACACCAATAGCGTTGGTACATGAGCCAAGTCTCTAGCTGTTCAATAGCAGTCATATCGTTGCGTGTTATAGCCATCTCTGGTGATTTGACAGGGAAGCTAAACACAGTTGTAGTGTCACCCTTAAATACACAAGGCTCATTAGGAACCTTCTGATCTATCATAAACTGTGTAAGGGGATCTTTATTATCACCTCGTACAGTACGGATGTAATATGGAGAGTGACGAGCATGTATACCACTGGCACTGTCAACGAGTTGTGAGACAGTACCC